CTAGCATATCTAAATATTTTTCTAGTATTTCTCTGTCTATAGTCTCTAAATTGCTTAAAATAGCTCCTATTTTTCTCTGTATTACTCTGTCTGTCTTTGTCATTTTTAATTTTCTAATATGTTTATTAAAGTTCTTCTTATTTTTGCTATATACATGTCTACAGTATTTAGCAAGTCGTCCCTTTTAATTTCTTTATACTTATTTCTTTTCTTTTCGTAATGAATAAGTAAATGTTGCAAAGCCTGGGCCTGTATATGCTTATCTGAAATTTTTTCTCGTTCCATATTTATTAATTTGTTTATTATTCAATTTAACTAGCTGAACTAGCACCAGAGCTAAGCCGTCAGCTCGGCCCTGGTGGTAATTAAATAGTTCTTTTTTCCCGTTTAGTTCAGCTATTCTAGCTTTATTAACTTCGTCGCTTCTTAAGATAGAATATTCCTCTAGTATGTTTTTTAAATTTTCGTGTATTTCTTTAGTCATTAGTCCCATATTTTAGATAAAACACTATTAAAGTAACAAAAGAGCCCATATAAAAAGAGAAAAGCTCTGTAAGGTAGTTAGGTATTAAAAAAGCTAATAAAGCTATTAGAGCGCCTATAAAAGCGTTTATGATACAAAAGTCGTCTAAATTAAAGCTAAAAAATTGTACTGTAGTGCCTAGCTCTAGCTTTGCGTCTAAGTATTCTGGTTTGTGTAAATCGTTCATATCTAGTATTTTATATTTTATCTTGTCTGTGTATAAGTTGTTTGAGTTTGTGATTCAGCTATCCATATTAACTTATCGAATCTAGTTTCTTTTTTCATAATTGTGTTTTAGTTTGTTTTTATACCACCAAAACCCCCTATTTATTTCAGTAGGGGGCGTTGGGGTTTTTAATTTTTAGATTATTTCTAAGTCAGTTACTTTAATATTTCTTAATTTACAAGACTCTAATAAAAGTAAAGCGTTAGCCTTTACTAAACTTTCATGTGTTCCCGCCTTTCTTAATAAGTTACATAAGTAATTAATTTTTAAGTTTTCGTATTGTTCTTTAGAAATTCTTTTCATTTTGTAAAATTTTAGTGTTAGTATTTGTTTTTGTTTATGGTGCTAATATACAGCTTTTTTAGTTCTGTTAAAAAAAACTAACAAAAAAAAGTAAAAAATATATGTTTACTAGAGTAAAATAATGTTAAAAAAAATTAAAAAAACATTAAAAAAAGGGTGTTTTTAGCTGTTTTTAGAAGTAAAAAAAGGGCCTAAAACGTCATTTTTTAAGTCCATGTATAAAAAAAACGCCTTAAAATTTTACTTCTAAGGCGTCTACTAACACAAAAACAAAAATAGCTTAGTCCAGCTCCATAGGAATAACTAGCGGGACAGTGCCATTTTCTAAAATTACGCCGCAAGATACTATATATTTTTTAGTAAAGTTTTTAGCGTATGCCATAGCGAAGCTTCTATCGTCTACGCCGCAGCCGACTTGCATAGCGAAAAGCTTTTTATCTTTATTACAGTACCAGTCTACGAAGGCTTCAGTATGTATATGTCCCTGGACTATTGAGGTTTGCCATTCTCTTAGCCTTTTAGTTATACCTTTGCCAGAACAGCCCGTCCCATGAGTATATAAAACGCCGTCTATTTTATGGGTCATTTCAAAAGTCCAGCCTGGAGTTCCTAAAACTTCGCTGTAGTCTCTTACCCATTTTTTACTTATTCCAGAGCTAAAGCTTTTTCTGGCTATAATAGCGTCATGGTTTCCTATACATACTAAGGCCTTAGGGAAGTGTTTATACCATACAGAAATTATATCTATAGCCCTTTGGAGTTCTTCGCCAGCGCTGTAGCCGTCTGGGTCCTGTTCATGAAAAGAGCTGTAGTGGTTGTCTATACAGTCCCCTATTACTATTACTTTATTACAGTTATATTTTTCGTAAGTTTCTAAACAGTGTTCTAAATAGCCTTCTCTTATAAAAGGGGCGTGTAAGTCTCCTATTACTAGGACTCTATTTTCTTCACTTCTTAGTCTTTTAATATAGGCTATTTCTTTAGCTGTTAAGTCCATTACTTTTTTATTTTCTCGAGCCCTCGACTTCCAAAGTAGGACCCTATTACTGTAATTAATACGACTGTTAAAAGGTCCGTCCATTTTTCCTCTACTACGAAGGTAATAGCTCCAGCGTCTATAAATATTAATAAAGTAGTAGAAACTACTAGCCAGGCTAAGACTAACGGCCTTATAGATTTACTAAGCCAGGAGTCGCTATTCATGTCAGCGGCCCAGCGCTTAGTTACTTCAGCCTGGAGCTTTTCTTCAAAGTTTAAAATAGTTTTTTCTATTTCAGCTTTTACTAGCTCTTTTTCTTCAGCCGAAGTATGTATTTTGTCTATAGCGTTACCTACGCTATCCACTAGCTCTTTAGCTCCAGAGCTGAAAAGTTTTTTTAATATAGCCATATAGCGGGGTTTTTAGTTATGTCGTTATCTACGTGTATAAAAGTTTTAGCTATTCCTATACGGTTAAAGCCTACTTTAATAAGAGCCTGTACTATTTCGCTTCTAGCTCCCGAGCTAGTACAGCTAAGGTCCGCCGCGCAGCCCGCCAGGTGGCTACTTCCTACTCGACCCCCTACGCGTTCGTTCCAGGCTTGAGTTCTATAGCCAGAGTTTACTTTAAAAGAAATACCAGCTAAGCCCCTAGCTTCGTCTAATAGTGCTAAAAAGTCTTTCTTCATGTTCTCGCCGCTTCCTGGCTGGTCTGGACTGTCGAACTCTTCTAGCTTAAAGTATTTCATTTTAAAATACATTTACAGTGTCCTAAACATATTTTTTTAAAAGTTAATTTATAAATTAACGTACATATTATTTTCTTCATTTTTTCTTATCTTTTATAAACTCTAAAATAGTGTCTATTTTACTTTTTATATATTGCATGTCTTTAGCGTTATTCTCATGGTATTTTGAAAATTGAGATTTTACCTCAACTATACTAAAAAAGAAAAACTTATATAAAGCGTATAAAGCGCCTAGTAATAAGATTAAAGTTAAGCCGTAGCGTTCTATTAATTGTAAAATTTCTTCCATTTTTTAGCCTTGTTTATTATAGGGTTTAACATATTGAGAGCCCCCTTTCGTTCTAGATTTATTCTTCGAGTGAATACCTGGCCTTTTCTTTTTGGGTTTTTTTCTATATGTAAAGCTTAACGTCTTAGCCATTTTTTTTAGAGCTTTTCATTATTTTAATTACTGTATAAATTATAGAAAGTAATAGTAACAATAATTTAAGGGCGTTTTCTATAGCTGTAAAACTAATAGCTAACGTAGATATGTTAATAAGTAGGACGTCCGAAGTTTCTTTTATTATTGTTTTCATTTTTTTTAGTTAAATAGAGCCGAACATACCACTTGTACATCAAAGTAACACTGTTTTCCAGCGCTCTGAGTTTTATTTTGTCTTATAGTTGGTATAAGGACGTCGTTAGCTGTAAACTGTCCGTTGTTAGTTATTTCTAGTCTTTCGTCTAAAAATTGGAAGCCCTGGTTAAAGCTTCCTGTACCCGTTGCGGTGTTCTGACATACTAAATTTATAGTGCTGTTAGAAGTTCCTGTAGGGTCAAACGACTTTTTCCAGAAGCTTAGCGTTAAAACAGTGCTATTAGCGGCGTTAGTTATTAAATTAGTTTTTATAGTGTGTATTTTAAAGTCTGTCCCTACACTGTTAAGCATGCCGTAGCGGCCCCCGAAGTTGTTACCTTTGTTATTACCGTCAGCAAAGACAGACCCACCGTCTGAAGTAAAAGTACCCTGGCTTAAAGTCCCTAGGTGGTCGTTTGTAGTGGTCCCTGTACCCATAGCAAAATTAGCGTTTAAGTGTACTGTCATATAACGTCTAAACTTATCTTCTGCAAAATTAAGATTGTCCGTTATTATTTGGCTGCCTATAGGATAGTCGGCGTTAGCGTTTTGGCTTTCTACTAAAAAAGAAGTGTCGCCTGTCGTTATTTCGTCAGATAATATAAATACCTGGCTAGTATATGAGTAAGGCTTAGCTATAGTAACTCTGGCGCCTTTTGGTAGTGTTGGACCAGTATACGCGGGACAGAATAATCTAGCCGTAGAAGCTCCGCTAGTTATAGCCGTCCCTAAAGTAGCGTAAACATTTTGATAACGCTCAAGCTGTATTCTTTTTAACAGACCAACAAATTTTTCGCTTTTTGCCATTTTATCATTTTTTACTTTCGGCCTTTACT